GCAGATGAGGAGTTTTCAATCAAATAAAGTATTTACAGAGTAATGGCAATAGAGAATAACGTAGATACGGCAAGAAAGCAGATACAAGAGGCACAAGCTAGGCTAGTAGAGCTAAAAGCTAGAGTAGCTAAGGCACAAGCTAAGGCTGAGTTAGCTATGAAAAAAGCTAAGCAGATGCAGCAGGTTATACGTCAAATTAGGGCTAGTAAGGTAACTAAGGCAGGAATAAAGGGAGGATTATCTGTAGTAGTAGCTTCTCAAATAGGAACAATACGAGCAGCACTGGTAGTACAGGTACAGAGGAGGATAGTAGACACCCTTCAGAAGTTCAGTACAGGATGTCCAAATAACCGTGAGTTAGCTAGAATAATTAAAACTAGAGATAATCTGCTAAGACAAATAACAGCCTTCCGAACACGAGCTCAGAAGTTCGAAGGATCGTATGCATAGTCTATTCGAGATAATCCCTGATTACTTCCAATACCTACGTTAGTTGGATCTGGTGTAATTATTGAGTCATCTTGACCTGCAATACCTGCTCCAAATTGTATTTGAAGTTGTCCTGTAGTGTTGAATCTTGTTACAAATCTTCTAGGTACTTTCTGTAGAGAGAGGCAGTAAGGTACTGCTCCTGAGTCTTGTGGGTTAAGATTAACTGTGTCTACGAATACAGTATCTTGTCCTAGAAATGGAACTTCATACCATACATTATTTGCGCTATCTGTAATAGATAATACCCCTATTATGTTTGTATCATCAATTGTTATTGTTTTAAATTTCTCATATTGAAGGCTATGAGTTTGCCTGTATTAAGATTTTTAATTTAAGTTTATACTTATTCGCGATGTCAATTAATTCTCCACGAGTATAGGTATATTTTCGATTAGCATCTGAAATAGATTCTAACTGAAATATAAAATCTTCGCCATATCTTTTAATTAATCCTTTTCTGTATTCAATCAAATTTCCACTTAAATACTTATTGCAATGACTATTACATTGTTTATGGCAATTTCTTTCGTCAAAAATAAATCCACTATATTTCCCAGCAGAAAAATAATGACCACCAGCCCAATCCGTTGGATTTATATTTCCACAACTGATACAAGGTTGTTTATCATCTCGCATTCTAATCCACTTTTGAAAGCTCTTTTTAGCTTCGGCCTCGTATTTTCCCAGCGTTTTAAGTTTGTCTTTTAAAATGGATTTTTCTTGTTTCCATTCCTTTAGGTCCTTTTCTTTCTGCTTATTTTTTGCAAGTTGAATAGCACATTTATAATCGCAAGTCTGTTGGTTAAATCTTTCCAGTACAAACTTTTGACTACAAATCTTACATTTCTTCAACTTTATCTCTTTCATTACATATTATCGTTAAATTCGTGTCTTACTATCGTATCAATCTTTTTAGTCATTTGTTGAAAATAAGTACTCTTTTGAATAGTATAGGTATTAGCAACGTCATCATTCATTAATTCGCAAAGTCCAATTAAATCCTGTTTAAATTTAACCATTTTTGAGGATGTTGGTTTAAGTATATCCAGGCTTTCCAATAGTAATTGACTTAAACAATATAATTTGTGTATTTCTACGTTTTTCTTTTTACTCATAATTTTAATTTTTAGTGATTTCTTGTTTTAATTTTTCTAAATAAAGGCAAAAATCCATTGCTTCTTGTTGAGCGTGATTTATCCATTCTAAAGTAGTCAAATCATTTCGGTCAAGTGTTACACCATATTTTTTTATTCCAATATTTGAACGTTGTTTAAATTGGTCTATTACTGATTCAACTATACTGTCTTTTATCATTGATTCATTAATTTAAAAATTTCATTTACTTCTGTTGATATTTCAAAATCGTAATGCATAGTCTCTTCTGTACAATTGGTCAAATAATATAAATTACAATCTTTCCGAATTAAAATACCAGTAACTATTCTAACTTTCTGTTCACTATCAGTTTTTAAAATAACAATATCACCTATTTTATATTTCATACTATCTACTTTACTATATTAATATACTACTTTGAAGATTAGAGTTGTTGAGTAAGCAGAGGAAGCCTAATGGAAAGACTGCTTTCACGTCAATCCAGAAATGATAATTTTTCAATCATTCCTTTCTTTCTCTGCTTGATTCTACTTTGTGAGACCATCGTAGTTTCGTTTCGCAGTTGTACCATTAGAAGCCCATTTTAGTACTTTAAACACAAGCCAAATTGTTGTTTTGCCCTCTTAAATTCTTGTGCCGATTTGTTTAGGTAACAAAAAACCCTAACAAGGGACTGAATCTTATTAGGGTTTGTGGCGATTAAATTGTCAAAAACCTAAATCAATAGGTTTCAGCCAAATTGATATGCCAAAATTAAATAGTATTTACAGAATAAAAAAACTATTTCTGAATTAGTTATTTAAAATTTTATAATAACATTGGAATAACCATTGGCAATGTACCTTTGTTTAGCAATACACCACATCCGATGGCTGGTTTTTTAAAGTTCTTTCCGTATTCCATTGCATAACTTTTATGGTCTACACCGCAACCAACTTGCATTCCAAAGATTCGAAAGTTCTTTCCAACAATATACTCAACATAAAAATCTGAATGCAGATGACCTTGAATCTGGCTCTGCAATTCCTTTTTCATTTTGGCTCTTGCAGTTCCTCCCTCACCGTGATTGATATTGATGTCAAATATTTCCACATTTTCAACAAAGTTCCAATTCGGTGTGCCTAATACATCTTTGTATTCTTTAATCCATCGCTTTGAAACACCTCCAGTGAATGCTTTTCTATACACCAATCTGTCGTGATTTCCAATGATTACATCTGCCTCTGGGAATACTTTGTAATATTTTTGGATTTCGTTAATTGCCAAGTCTAATTCGTCACCAGCACTCAATCCATCTGGGTCTGATTCGTGATAACTTGAAAAATGATTGTCAACTAAATCACCGATAAAGATAACACGACCACATTTGAACTTTTCTTGCTGAATACGACAAAATAAAAGATATTCTTTCAGATTGAATGGTGTATGCAAATCGCCTATTATAAGCACGTTGTTTGCATCACCATCCAAATAAGGTGTTATGACATCATCCAAGTCATTTTCTTGCCTTAATCGACTGATATGCTTTCGCAGACTTTCAATGTCGATTGCATCATAATCATCTGAAATAAGTCTTGCAATTTTGGTTGGTGAATTATGATTTCCAAAATGCTTAACTATATCAAACTTTAAAAAATCATATTTGCCAGACATTTATTTTGTCAATTTATGAGCAAACATTTTGATGATTGTCGATGGCTTTAAAAACCTACTGATAAATCGTAATACTCGACCAGCATTTGTTGTGGCATTACTGTCTGAATAAGCAGTTGCACCAGCATCTAACAACTCAACAATCGGTGCTGGAATTTTTTCTAAATCTTTCATATCAATTTTATTTAAAATTTTCATAAACTGTTTTGTTCAATTGGTTTTTTCTTGCTTTCAAGATTTGTTTTCTGTTTTTTGTTTTTGAATATGAAACGTGTACCCACGCTGGATTTTTATCAGTTCCAAATTCATAAATCAACTGGTCAAACTCTAAATTCTTTTTGATATATTGAAAGATTTCAAAGTTGCTTGGTTTGCCTTTGTCACCCATATCAATGTCCATTGCTTGACCAGAACAATGCTGACTTGTCAACGCACCTCCTATGGCTTGATTTAATACAAGACCTCTATACATAGACGAAATGTAAATTGGTGCTTTAAAATGCTCTCTAATTGGCTCAAATACTTTTTCCGCCAGTAGTTTCATATTGTCAACAACATCATCATTCGGATTGTTGTTTCTAATTCCTTTCTTGTCGGCAGTTTCAGAACGTGTGCATTCCTCAAATGTCAAGTGTTTACTTATTTGCATCCTCTTTTTTTGTTAATAGTTTATAAATCATTATTCCAGTATACAAAATTGACATTGCCAAAAGCAATAATTTCATTGTGCTTTCTATATTTGTGAATGAAAGACCAAAGATTGTCCCATTTACTGCAAATACCTCTATATTTTTACTGCTCATTTTTATTCTGTTTATTTAAGTATTCAAGCATCTTTTGGATGTTTACATCTTTGACCTTGTAGATTGACGATGTCTTTGTCTTTTTAGGCTCTTTATCTTTGATTTGCTTGTTTATTTTCATTGTATCGTATATTCTTATTTCTTATTTAAAATAATGCCTTAAAAAGCCTTATTTAAAGCACCCATCCAACTGGGTTTGGTTTTGTGTCTGGGAACATATCATCGTTTGAATTCTGCCAATATTCTGGAAATAGACTTGAAGCATATATTCCCATATAATCAACGAATCTTTTTGCATAAAAGTCAGCAAATGTGCGATGTTTTTGAACAAGAATATCAAGTTCCTCTTTTGATACAGTTTCAGAGTTTTCACTTCGGTGACGAAAGACTCCTCCATTTCGTATTTGGTAATTTGCGAAAGGAAGATAATCAATGAGAGAAAAATGTATGAGCATAGGTTGCACGTAATCTGTGACCAAATTCAAATAATCTCCAGTCAGAGTTGATGTATTTATTTTGGTAGTAATAGCATCATATAATTGTGTACCCAGATAATTCTGAATGTGCATCTGTTGTGCAATCTTGATAAAATTGATAAACAAATCTGTGTCCACATTTCCATTGAGGATTGAATTCGATTTTAAATCTTTCGGTGTTATGAAAAGTGTTGTTGCCATATCTTATCCTCTGTTTTTTGCTACCCACGCTGGGTGATGTCCCTCGTCTTCCATATCTGCTGGAGCAATTTGTGCGTTTGCCCATCCACTTGGGTTTGGATTATACCCAGCAATTGAACTTACTTCCTCACTTGATGCCAAAGATTTGTCTGCATAAGGTGTGCCATCTGTTTTTGTTTTTAATCTGTAAAGGTTTTCGCTGAAATAATGACCACAATTGACACCTCCCTTATATTCGAAAAGCGAATAATTCTGACCCTTGTGACCAAATGATTTATTTACACCAGCAAAAGATGCTTGGTCAATATCCTCTTTGCGATATACTACACCTTTTGATGTTCTGCTCATCATATTAACGCAGAATTGTCTTGATTGTCCTTGACCACTTTTACCATTTGCATACTTTTCAGAGTATTCGTATCTCACTTTGTAGGTGTCTTTGTCCAATGAACTTTTTGCACTTGGATTTGATGTGATAAACTCTTTAAGATTGAATCCTTTTTTTGGTTTGATGTGAATCTTTGCCCAATCCTCAATTGATGAATTCTCGGCATTGTATTCTCTTTTATCAACCAATTCCCATTCATCACTCACAACCTCTCCATCGAATGAATCAATATCAAAATGTTCGTGTTCCTCACTCAATGTTTGTGTGATTGTATCAACTGGCTCAATTTGTGGGATAGTTGCTTTCAATCCAACCAAAGAGCGAATCTCATCAGCAGTCATTGATTCCAATACTTTGTTTGCCACAAGTGGTGAAAGTGAATTAATACCATCAATGATTGAATTTGATTTCTCTGTAACTGTCAATTCATTGTTTGCATCCAACGGTTGAAGAGTTTTGAAATAAAGATTCAAACTGATGTTGTTTACTGCTAAAATTTCATTGAAATATTTGATGAGTAAGTTTTGGAATGGTCTTATAACTGTATTTTCCATTAATATGGATGCAGTTAGCAATTCGTCTGCATTGTTACCAAAACCAGTATTGTCTTTAATCCCCAAAAGCATTGGTGAAATAATCCTATGACCAACCATAATTTTTCGCATTGTTTCATCTGCCAAAAATTGGTATTGATTGTGAGCATCACTCAATTGAACTGGGTCTATTGTAGCACCATAGTTGTTTGAATCATTAAACGATAGGATGAACCGACCAGCGTTCGATGTCCCGCTAAATTTGTTTTGTATATTTCGTTCAATATCTCTCTGCTCGTCTTCGGTCGGTGTCCCATTGTTGAAATTGATAAGCATACTTGGACTCATTCCTTGTAAAATGTTGTTTAGGTGGTAGTTAGATACCTCTTCCTCTATTTCACAGTATTGCAAACAACCTTGAAAGTCAACTGGACTATAATAGTAAAACCCAGTTTTGTATGGTTTGATATATAATATCTCTTCTCCACCGTTACCGAATCCGAATGCTGGTATTTCAGTAGGTTTATTTTGTCTGTTTATCTTTTTCCAATCATCTGCATAAAAATACACCTCAATTTCACCATCCTCATTGCATTTTCCAGACCTTAATGTTTCAACCGGAAAGTGATTGCACTCAACTATTCGTGATTTATCAATTGAATAAACAACTTGAACCGCACATTGACCCATTGCTTTCAAATCATAACACAATCTTTCAGTTGTATCGTTGTCAAACAATAGCATTGCTTGTGCATAGTCTTCTGGTTTAAGTGCTTTGTCACTTGCATCAAGACCTTTTCCAAATATCATTTGACTGATTCCATTTACAATTGCATTGTTTGTTGGTGAACCATTGATTCTGTCTTGCAAATATCCAAAATAGTTGTTGTCTTCACCGTATGAAACCCATTCTTGATTCTTTACTTCGACAATTTTTGGCGATGTATAGGTTGCAAGATTGATGACTCCTATTCCTCCAGTATTGCTTTTTTTCTTTTTTGTTGTCATATTGTTATGTATGAATTATTATCAATAGATGTCGATGTGTATTGACCATTATTGATTGAATAACTGCTTTGTGATTGATTTGTGACAAAAACTCTGTCTTTGTATATAATAACATTACTCACGTTAAAATAAGCCTTTAAAACGTAGAAAGTGTTTTCTTTTAAGAATGACAAATCTGTACTGCCTACTGTATAAATGTCATTTGTTGATGTTCTTGTTGTTGCAGTTTTAGTTATTACTTCCTTTGTAGTTTCATTTGTAAATTCCAAACGAATATCATTCGCACTCAAATCTGTTTGACTGATTGGAATGATAGGAAATGTTTGTGATGCTGATGTTGTCAATATAATCATATTGATATAACGAGTATTTATATTTTTTTGTAAAAAAAAAGCACCCAACGAATTGAGTGCTTAATTTGACCGAGTTACCTCAATCCCTTTTTTTCAGTACATCCCTATACTGGTGTTATCTGTGTTGGAGTTGTTGAACCTCCAGCAATTCTTGCAGTAACCAATGAAGCAGTAACGAATTGCGACATCAATGGCTCTTGTGCAGATATGGTCAAAGTGTAACCATTTAAATCTCCAAGTGCAACTCCAGAACTAATGCTTCCAGTTGTTGTTGTGCCTCTTGTCATACCTACTGAAAGGTAGTTTCCATTGTTATCCAATACAAAAACGTGTGGTCTGGTAGCAATTAGATTTGCCAATTCTTTTTGTGTTAATGGGTCTAATTTAGTCAACACCAATGTAAGTGTTTGCTCGTAAAAAGTTGTTCCATTATCATCACTTGAATTGATTGTTTGCTCTAATCCAGAAGCACTCTTCACATCGTATTGATATAGATTATATGTAGCACTTGAAAATGCAGTTACATATCCAGTTGCCCCTATTGTTGCAGTTCCAAGTGTACCGTAGTCAGCAAAGAAAACTTTTTGAATTCCGCCAACTGCATCCTTACACGCTAATTTCCGACCCGTAGTCATCAAGCATCCCATATATTTATTTTTTTAAATTATTGTAAATCAGTTAATTATAAAAAAAGGGGTTTTTACACCCCTCTTAAATTTAGGCGATACCGTAAGTTACAGAATCAGCACCGATTCCAACTTGAAGACCTCTTGTGAATCTGGCAATGAATCTTACATTTTTCGAGCCATCGATGTCAGCCATATCAATTGTCTGAACGAGATTTTGGTCATCTTGTAAACCAAATCCTACGAATAAGTTAGAGATAGTTGTTGCTACCATTGTGTTTGCTGGTAAACCATTTGCAACGAAGATTTGTACACCATCAAAGTTCAATGCAGTACCATTTTGATACCATTGGTTACCTTGTGCGTTAACACCATTTCCGCCCAATCCAGAACCACCAAAACCTCCCAAGAATCTCACGTATGCTTTTGCAACGTTTTGAGAAACATAAAGTCTCAAATCTTCTGCACCATATAAAGCAGATGGAATTGCATCAACAACACGACCCATTTCAGTTTGTACGTTAGATGATGTGATTGTTAATGGAGTTGCAACTACTGACGCACCATCTGTTCTCAATAATTTTCCAAGACCAGTTGTTGCATTCCAAAGGAAAGTTTCTGTGTCAAGTGCTATGTCTTTTAAGATTTTTGCAATAAAGAAATCAGAGAAAGATGATGGCAATGTGTCAAATGCAGAATATCCCATTTGTACTGCTTCCCAATCTTGTTGAAATGCAGTTTTACAAAGTTGAATATTTACTTGTTTTTCTGATACTGTAAGAACTTTGTCAGACAAAGTAACAACTCCAGTATCAGTAAAGTCACAAGATGCATCTGTTACTAATCCAGAAACAACTGCTTTCTTTAATGTTGTTTTGAATTTTACGTTTGGAATTACAGTAACTCCATTGTTTGCGATTGTGTTCGCACTCAATACCGCAGCAGCGATATATTTACCAGCAAATTCGCCAGCATAGGTTGTTGTGATTGTAGGTTGTAAAGGCATAATTTCTATTTTTTAATTTTTATTTTTAAATTGCTTTAACGAAAATTGTTGTGTTAACCAAATATGATGGTGTAACGTTTGTTAGATAAGTTGTTGATGTCTGCGTTGGTAATGCTAAATTTGTCGTTATATCGTTTATAACTGCATAAGCAGTCACAGTTGCAGTTGACAAATAATCAGCAGTTAAAATCGCTTGTACTGCCGTATTTGTGCCAGTTACAATTGCAGTCATTGTAGTGACTGGATTTGATGTAGTTGCAGTTGTAGAAAATACCAAAGGAATTTGTACATCATAACGCCACATAAAATCTGGAACTGTTGTCACCGTAGGTGCAGTATATCCAGATGGTAATCTGTCAGATGGTAAACCGTTCTGCGTTCCGTTTAAAGTGATAGCCATTTCTCTGTGTTTTTAAATTAGGAAAGCATTGCAAAAATTCTTGCTTGAGTTGCAGATGTATTTGTTGCAACTTTCACTTCACTCATTTTCACTTTTTCTTTTGGTCTGTGTGTTGTTGGTTTGGTTGCAGATACAGTTGAAAGAGTTTCTTTCATTTCTGTTTGACCACCAGCCAACAAATCAATCATTGCTTGTAATTCATCAATCTTTGGTTGTACTGCTTCCATTACTTTTGCAATTACTTCCTCGATTGTTGGAGGAACTTCTGCCAACTCTTCAACGATTGGCTCTGCCTCTGTTTCAACTTCTGGCTCTGATGACAATTCCTCTTCAACTATTTCTGTTGAGGCACTTGCCAATTCACCAATAACTCCGATTTCTGTAACATATAGTTTTGTGCCATCTGCCATAACATACTCGCCAATTTCAAGTGGTGTTTTGTTATCGCCATCAATTGCAAAAATTGGCTCACCAACTGCAAATGAATCTGCTTCGACTACTGTTCCATTTTCAAGAGTTTGTTGCTCTAATTCCACTTTCTTGGAAAGCAACGCATTTATTCTTGAAAGAATGTCTGTGTTTTTCATATTATTAATTTTTTTTTGAATTCATAATTATAACGAAATGTTATATTTTTTTTGCATTTTTAATTTTCATAATTCAACAATTGATGCTTTTCTGGAATTTCATCTTCTGAAATCTCAAATAAATCTGGATGCTCAACTATTGATGGATGTTGTTCTAATGGCTCGTTTGCAATCACTACTGTGTAACTGTCTGTTCCTACTGAATTAATTTGTCTTATGTGTCTCATTATACTGTGAAATATTGAATTGTTGCATATGCGTTTGCGTAATTTCCAGATGCTCTTTGAATATGTAGTTCAAATACATTTGGTGTGCCTAATGTTTTTATTCTCAATGCACAAGTTCCAGCGGTAGCAACTGATGCTTTTGTTCCAGACAAAGTTCCAACTCCATAACAAACAACATTATTGACCGCAGTTGCACTACTATTAATTTCTGGAGTTGGCAATATAGATGGCAATGGACAAATAAATCCAGTTACTGCACTTCCAGCAGTTGTCCAAGATAAACTAATTCTAAATGTAACTAAATTACCAACTTGACTCCAAGTATAAGAATGTAATGGATTTACTGATGGAGCAGTTGTTGCCTCTGCTACAACGGTTTCGGTATATGATACACTATTAAAATTTTTGAAAACTTGTTCGGTTGGAACTGCACTTGCATTTGTGTTATTTGCCAATACTGTATAAGCACTTTGAGATGAACTTCCGCCACCTCCAGATGATGCTATTGTCAACTGTCTTGTTGCCCCAGTACCAGATGGAGTTATTGTTATATTAGTTCCAGCCACTAACTCTGCTTCAACTTGTGACCTTGTTGCAGAATTAAAATCAGAAATAGACGCTGATGTTAATTGTTTGTTTTTCCAAAGTTGAGTTGAAAGTTCATACTGCAATAAATCATTGTTTGCAAGAGTTCCAGAATTTATATAAACATTATGCAATTCATCGAGTTCCCACCCGTTCATTATTTTTACATAAATCTTTCCATTAATTGCGTGAGCATATTCAACATAGCCTATCACAACGATGTGACCAGTTGCACCAGTTGGTTTGATGTTTGTTAGTCTTCCAGCAGTTGTCGGTGACAAATATAAAACATCACCATCTGCCCAAGTTTCACTTTGTAAACTTCCAGTAGTATTGATATTTTCAAGTTGACCCATTGTGATTATAAATCCCTCTTGATTTGTGGCAATTGTTTCAGTTACCAATCCAATTGTGTCAGCACTATTCAAATCAGCATCACCTTGTGCCAATTG